TCTCCAGAGAACAATGCGGTCATATCTTCCTCAACATTGAGTTCAGGAGTTTCAACAACTGGTTCTTCAGTTACTGACTCTTCTTCTGATACGACTTCTTTACTCTCATCTGGTTGTACTTCCTCAGGCTTAACGTCACCGCTCTTAACGGCAGACTTTGCACCTTTGTTCACAACGTCTTTAACTTGTGCAACTGTTGTTGATCCAGTCTTTAATTTGGCTGAATCATCATCAGGTTTATAGTTAGATGGGTCAGGCCCGCCAAGATCTTCATAGGATCCAGCACTGATAGAAGTATCTATCTGCATCCCTGGCTTTGCGTTAGCGTTAACGGCAGTCTTGGATTGCACAGTGCCTACTTCCATTTCTTGTAAATCTTTTCCAACGGACATTGTTTTTGCTCTCCGATTTTACGGCTATATTAGATGTAATCTATACTTATTTAGAAAACTTTAAAATTAAAGATTTCCTAAGAAGTCTTGAAATAATTTAATTTTATTTTCTTGAAGTTCACGAGAACTTGCAAGAGTGTTTATCTGTTTGTAGGTTTTCTCGGCAAACTTTTGACGGAGAACACCACCATCCCAGATCCAATCCTTTCCTTCCATAATGCCATCGACAAAAGCATCAGGAGCTGAGGGGTCTGCAACTATATCAGCTGCGGTTGCTAACATGAAGTCTTCACCTACAACGTTAACACCTTCATTGTTCATATTTACTGAACCAACACCACGAGAAGAAACGCCAAGTTTAACTCCTTCATCAAGAAGGTTCTTAGCAATACTACCCATAGGAGTATTCAATATTTTAGCACGACCAATAAAGTTAGATCCTTCTTGTCTTAAAGAAGTAATCTTATGTGAAACTCTATCGAGATTAACAGTAGGGCCATCAGGATGTCCCAATTCTCCTAAAGCACGACCTTTATTCACAAAGGCTTCATTATATCTAGCTACCTCTCTACCGAGAGTATTAGCTGGATACATTCTACCATTACGATTTTTAATGTCACCTTGAAGGAAAACCCCTTCTATGTAAAGGTTCTTTTTACCGCCACGTTCTTCGACGATAACCTCTACATTTTCTATTTCTTCTCTGATAAGTTTCATTGTCTTTAATTTCCGTAAGCGACTTGTGTAACTAAGACACTTGCACCATTAGATGCAGCAGTAAGTGTATCTGTAGAATCTTTTTCAAGAATAACAGACTCTTTAGTATTGACAGTAATACTACCAACAGTTGTACCACCAGCTAATTTTCTGGTAATTAATAATGCTGCAGAGTGATTATTGAATAATCTCACTACAGTAGCTGTACCAACATTAGATGCAGAGGATAAATTTCCTTCAGCTGCTAATACTTTAATCCTCATTTTCTGGTTCCTCTTCTTGGGCTACAGTTGGTTCTTCGGGTTCTAGTTCATCGCTTTTGAACAGATCTGCAACAGCTGCAGGCCTTTCAGTTTCAACCTTACTTGCAGACTTTGCATAAAGGAGATCTTTAATAGCATCAGTTATTTCATGTGCAGGAGCATCGTCCAACACTTTAGTAATCAATTGTTCAGAATCCACGATGATGTAAATATACTAAGTTTATTTATATTTGTCCGCCAGTTGGTGCTGCAGGAGCCTCTGGACTCTCCAAACTTGCCTGTTGTGAAGCGACTTCAGTAGCAGCTGCAGTTACTTCTAATTGTTGCATTTCTATTGGATCAACATATAATCCAGCCTCTATTTCTGCAGCAATTATCTTATCCTGTTCAACGATATCATCATCTGTTTGATGTAAAACTTCACGTCTTACATAATCCTGTGAGAAGTATTTACCAATATATGGTTCCGCTTGTGTTAGATTATTCATTCTTTCTTGGAATAACTCACTATTCTTAAGTTCAGTGAAATGATTATCATAGATGTAATCAAACTGAATATGTTCAGACATTGAAGTCCAGTCTTCTGGAGTCACTACATTCTTAAGAAGTAGTTGTGTCTTTAACATATCAAGGAACATATTTGAGAATCTCTTTCTCAAACGTCCAACAAACTTATTAAATCTAAGTTCATCTCTTAAGATCTCAGAAGATCTACCCATATTAAATCCACTATCTCCACCTAAACGAGTCTCAGGAACACCTAAGGCTTTGTATAGTTTCTTCTGGAAATAGTTAATATCTGTGATCTCTCCAAGGTTTTGTCCACCAGGAAGTGTAGTAATCTCAGTTCCTCTACCACCTTCACGTCTAGGAAGCCAGAAATCTTCTAGCATAGACATGAATTTCTTATCATCACGAACTTCACCTGTGTTTGCATCATAGACCAACTTAGATCTATAACGATTCATAACCTCACGAAGATATTGTTCTGCCTTAACTTTAGGTAGATTACCAACGTCAATATAAAATATCCTCCTTTCAGGAGCACGTGACATACGATAAATTACCAAGGAATCTTCAATCATTCTAAGTTGATTGAGAGCCTTAATACCTTTATGTAACCATGATAATGTAATATGTTTGTTACGATCTACGAGTCCTGAAGTACAATAAGTTACTGCATCTTTAGCAATTTTAATTGCACCCTGCGCTCCATTGGTAGGAGTATAATTTTTATTTGCACCACTAGTAGGATTATATTCAAAATACTCTTCTAATTCTGGAGTACCGAGTGGTTTATCACTCTGCAAATTAACTAAATTTGGATCTTTCTTCTTCTGTTGACGTACATACTTAACCTTTAGTGCGTCAATATACCTTAATTCTTGTATGCCTGCATGAGGATCTTTTAAATCAATTACCTTATGATAATACAATCTACCATCAATATACCAATTACGAAAGATTTCATGTGATTTTGAATCAAAATCTAATAGGTCTTTTATATACTTAAACTCATCACGAATGACTTTTTTAATATTATCTCCAACCGATAAATTCGATAGATCTATATCTACAGGGCTGTCATTTAAATCTGAAACTATTGCTTCGTTTACAACATCCTCAATCGCTTCATCACACTCTGGATGAAGCGACATCTCTCTGTATCTCTTTATCAAATCATATTCATTTCTGAATACACCTTCAATATCAACGTACTGGCCATAAAACCCACTACTAACATAGTAGTCGGATTTATCCGCTTCATTTTGCGGCACAGGAGACATTGCCCCCTGTGGCAGATTACTATTGTCAGTTCCCGCTATGGAGAAACCGAATAATTTAGCCATCTATAAGAAATTTTCTATATGTTCTATTTATCAGCCTATAACTACGTTATTATTTTCATCCATAGCTTCCCACCACTGAACCTGCATTTCTACAGAGAATTCTTCAATAACATTGTTACTATCATAAGATAGATCAATTGAAGAAACGTTTGTTGGGAATATACCGTGAAAATGATACGATCTAAGGATTGGAATACTATCTGAAGAAGCAGCAGGTGCATTAGTAGGCCCTGTTATTGGAGCTCTACCCAACTGATAAACATAAGCTTCCTGTTGATAAACTGTTGGATCAACCACACCAGCATTATCGGAAACTTTATTAATCATGTTCATCCACTTTTCCATCGCATCTCTGATAATAAAATTACTATCATTGATAACCGTTACAGTCCAAGTATCAAAACTTCTTTCTCCTGCAATTTTTAACTCCCTTCCTCTAAAAGGAACGGCGATTGGTGTTACAATCGATGCAGGTAAATTAGCACCTTTGACCAAAAAACGTAATCTGTCAGATACATCATTTGGATCAATAGCTAATTCTGGGAAATTAATCTCGACCTCGAAAAAATTTGGGCGTACGCCACCACCAAGTAATTTACTTTTAAAAGTATCTAGGGTTCTCGCATTAGCCCCTTTATTCGGGATTAGCTGAGGCATTGTTCTTTCTCTCCTGGGTTTATTAAGTGATGGTTAATGGTTAAACTGTACCGACCACTTCCTCGAAACTGATACCTGTACGTGTTGCGACGAAGGTTAGTCCGATGAAGTTGATAGAACGTGCTGGCTTGATGAATATATCAGCACGGAATTC